TGCCACTTAACTTTACTGCTATCCATGAATGAATCTAACCAGCCGCCGATAGGATTGGACTTGATATCGAATATCTTAGAATATCCCAAGGCCTGCAGGCGATTATTACAGAGCCATTCAGCGTAGCCGCTTAGTACATCTTTATTCAACCCAATCAGACTACCTCGTGAAAAAAGGTAGTCTGCCCATTTCTTTTCATTTTCAACAGCGAGACCAAACATATCAATTATTTTGTGCTTATTAGCTTTAACTAGATCTGAGAAACCTTCCTTAGGATTCTCAGTAAGATATTTTATAATATTCTGAGTAATTGAAACATGTAGGTTTTCGTCTCGATGAATAAGCTTAATAATTTTAGCATTACCTTCCATCTTACCACGATAGCCGAAGTAAAAGCTACAAGCAAAAGACGTATAGAAGGCGATACCTTCAGTTATATTCGTCGATATAATAGCATCGAGTATCTGCTGCTTAATATCGGTAGGATTACCGATTAGTTTATCGTAATTATCAGATATCGTCTTAGCTCGACTTACTATCTCATTATCTTCTAAAATCGAATCAAAAAATTTCGATGGGTCGCTACATACATTCTTAAGAATATAGGTGTAGCTATACGAGTGTATCGCTTCAAAGCGAGCCCACGTATTCATACAGATTTCAAGCTCAGGGTTAGTAACGTACCGCGCTATCTCATGAATACTTCTCGATAGCATCGAATCAGTCATCGTTTGAAACTTAAGATTAGAGTCAAATACGAATCGTTCCTCTGGAGATAGAACCTTGTAATCATTTCTATCCTTTATAAGAGATACCTCTTCAGGCATCCAGTGATATTCCTCCTGCTGTCTGAAGAGATCGAAGAGCTTAGGATACTTAAAATAATCATATCGTTGTAGTCCTAGATCTTCGCCGAGAAAGAGAGGCTGCTTAAGCCTGTCTACGTTGTGTTTATTAAGAACAGTTTTCATTTAGAGTTTACATGCACCGCTACTGCAATCGTGGGAGTCATCCTTGGCGACTGGTTTGTTGGTAGTAAGATCTTTATCTTCGTCTTCTGAGTAACAATAATACATATTTTTGATTCCCATACTATATGCATATAATATTTCCTTTAAGATAACAGTATCGGGTATTAGCTTGTTTTCGTAGTGGCTGTAGTTGTAAAATGTATTTGCTGAAATACTCATATCGACATATTTCTGAAAGGCTGCGACTACGTTAAGGTAGCCGATGTTATCTGTCATCTCGAACGCGAGAGTATAACGATTTTTCCAGTTAATATGAGGAACTAGGACCGGTAGAGTACTGGTTTTAGATTTCTTGTATGTGATAACACTACGTACAGGATCGATGCCATTAGTAGATGATTGAATAACGGAACTAGACTCAACCGGCATTAAAGCAGTTACCGTAGAGTGACGAAGACCGTATTGCTTAATATCCTTACGCAATTCCTCCCAGTCACAACTCAATTTACGATCAACAATTCTATCGACAGTCTTCTTGTATGTATCAATTGGTAAAATACCATTGGAGTATTTAGTACGATTAAACATCTCGCACTGACCCTTCTCCTTTGCAAGGTTACATGAAGCTTTAAGCAAATAATACTGTAGTTTCTCAGCCTGTTTATCTATAAAGTTAGGTGTTTCTTTATCAGAGTATTTTAAATTCTGTGCAGCGAGTAGAGCTGCTACGTTTGTTACGCCTACTCCCAAGCTGCGACGCTTTTTTGCAAAATTCTCTGCAGCTTTATTAAAGTACTCTTGATAGTCAATAATATTATCAAGAAATCTAATAATAATATCGCATACCTTTTCATACTCCGCATCCGACTGAATTTCGAGTAAATTAATTGCTGCAAGTATACACACACCGATTTGTGCATTAGGGTCATCATAGCTCTTCATAGGTATGAGTGGCTGATTTACTTCAAGACACAAGTTACTCATTTTAACATCATCTAGCCATGCGCCGTGCTCATTTACATGATCAACGTTCATGATGTAAATACGCCCAGTCTCGACGCGTTCCTTAACTAACAACGAAAATAACTCTCTTGCAGAGACAGACTTCTTAAATTTAATTTTATTACTACTTTCATACTTTATATACAAAGCATCAAATTCAGGGTGACCGAAAGCCTCATACAAATCTCTAACTTCGTGCGTCGAGAATAGAGTAATATTTTCATTCTTTTGAAGACGTTCATAAAATATACGAGAAAGACCGATACAGTAATCTAACTTCTTTACTCGATTATCTTCAGTTCCTGCGTTATTCTTAAGTACTAGAATATCCTGAATTTCGTGATGCCAGATAGGGAAGTTTACGGTAGCGCCGCCGCCTCTAATAGAGTTCTGATGACAGGACTTAACCGTCGATTCGAGCACCTTTAAGAACGGTATTACCCCGGTATGAATAACTTCGCCATTACGAATAGGCGCATTAATCGCTCTCATTCTGCCGAGATTGACACCGATACCGTATCTCTTAGAAGTAGCGTGGCCAACAGCAGCCACGCTTGCAAAAATAGAATCCATGCTATCCTCGATATCAATTAGACAGCACGATGCAAATGATCGTAAAGTGCTCCGAGCACCAGCCATAATAGGAGTAGGTAGGTTAATTTTATGCTTAGAAAAGAAGTTATATGCTTTTTTTACATAACTGGCCCGATTAGAGATACAGTAGGAACTGAAGCCTACCATAGCAATTAACATATATGCAAATTGCGGCGTCTCGTATACCTCTTGGGTCTGACGATTTTGAATGAGGTATTTATCGCACAGCTGCTTTATACCTGAATAGGTAAAAATAAAGTCTCTATCATGATCAATTGTCTCATCTAGCTTATCGATATCTTCCTTAGAATACATCTTAAGAATCTGCTCATCATAAACTTTCAATTTTACATTGCGAGTGATTATATCATAAAGCTTAGGTGGGTTTTTACCTCCCCAGACATCCTTACGCAAGGCATAGTTGAGTAATCGCGACGCGACAAATTGGTAGCTCGGTCTTTCAACGCTGATAAGATTTGCAGCCGCTTCAATTAAGATGTTATGTATTTCACGAGTAGTAATACCGTCAAAGATATTTAGTCTCGCATTCATTTCAATATCTGACATATTGACGTCAGGTATGCCTTCTATAGCCCAGCAAATAATTTTGTGTATCTTCTCGACATTATACTCAACTTTATCACCGTTCCGCTTTTTAACAAAGATTTTATCCATGGTGTACGATTATTTTAATCCTACCGTCTGCCTGCTACAATACATTTTTTTAATAATAAAAACAAATGTATTAACAGAATATCTTACGGTCAAATATAAGTATTTTAATAATGAGTAAAAACTCTCAGGAGTCAGAACATAACCCTCAGGCATACGATGCGGTCTTTGCTAGACTCGAAGCAAAAATTGATAATATTGCATTGCATATCGTGGAGTTAAAGACAGCGAGCACCAAGCTAAACGAAAGAGTCATAGCGCTCGAAGGGTTCAAGTCATATGCTCTGGGTGTTACCGCAGTTGTAGCTGCAAGTGTCACTTATTATATCAGTAGAATATTTAATTCGGATAAATAAAAACCCGACAATATAATATATTGTCGGGTTTTATGATAAACCTAGTTTAGGCAATTTCCAAGGAATTGCTCATAAACCGACCAACGTAACAGTTCATAGCTACGTAATAGTGAGTAGCATGACTCGTCTTACTAGTCATACAACCTTCACCAGTAGTTGAAACTCCGACTACAACACCACGCGACCCGTTGAGTTTACGATTTCTAATCGATTCCCAATTGTTCTTCTTGCTCTTAATAAGCACCTCGTCACCTGGCACGAACTTGCAGTTAGGGTTCTTATCACGATTCCACCGCGTCATCACTGTAGCAGTGATTTTGTTATTTTGGAGTAGTTTGTGTGTTTTGTTTAATGATATCATCATATACTAATATAATATAGTTAAACTCTATAGAATACAACTAAAATAGTAAATGTAATAAAGATCCTAAAAAAAGTTGACAATAGTATATTGTAGTTTATATTGACTTAGTTAGGCAAATTAAACTTATGAAACAAACAGAAACACAAACAGAGGGACAGCAATCTGCTGTCATCACCACCATCAACTCGGACAACACCCCCAAGCTCCGGTGTATTATCACCGGCAAGGAACGTCTTACGAACAAAGCGTATCTCGTTACTAAGGCGGTTGCTACTGGCGGAGACGTTCAGAAGTTCTTGTCTCTATATATCAGCCGCCCTGCACTTAAGCACTTGCGTAAGGGTAAGACTATTGAGGAGACACGCTTCGCTCTAACGTCTCATTGCGATGATAACATCACAAATGAGCTCCTTGACGAGGCGCTCAAGTTGAACGGCAAATGGTCTAAGTAAGTCGTTCGGTATATACAATCGAAGAGGGTGCATAATGCACCCTCTTCGCCTGTTCTTATATAAATAAAATAAAATGACTATAATTAACTCTGATCAAGCGGAACACATTATAACGATGATTCTAGAAAATATCGCTGCTAACGATAAAATACGACTTAAAATTCTCAGTGATATAGATCTAGATGAGGTAATGTTCACGAAATTTATAGAGAACGTCTCTATATCATGTGACGACGTCTATCTCGATTGATCAATAGTCTTAAAGGCTTCATCACCAATTAGATTATAGAACGGTTCGTATATCTCACAGCCTAGGAAGTAAAGCGGAGGCCGATTGCGAAATAGCTTGTTATTCGTCTTCAACCATCGATCAGTACCAGTGCCAAATTGAGTTTGAAGTATCGAGTATAACTGTTGCTGCTTTTTATTCATTTAGACGTAAGTAATTATACTCAAACTCCCCTAACAGCAACCTTATGAGCTATAAATATAATATATATCTTGATGTCAGATATATTTTTGCATATATTCTAATTACTGACAACAAATTAATATAGGCAGGCTAAATGTATCTAAATCAATATAAGACGGAAATATTCGAAGAGAGTTGGAAGGGCGCACTCGCCGGGTTAGCTTTAGGAGCTTCATCGCTATTAAGCCATGGCGCTACAAATCAACCAACCGTATCAAATACTATTACCAGACCTGCGGCAGTATCGAATAATGTACCGCAAAATCTTAATCTAGCATCTCAGTTCATACGAAGCCAGGAAAATAGCAAAAATAATAAAGAAGGTGGTTGGAATAACAAACTACAAAAATGGTTTCCTCACCCTAGTAAAGAAGGAGGAAGGGATACTATTGGATATGGTCATAAGCTTTCCTCTAACAAAGAGGCTATCAGTTATAAGAGTGGTATAACTGATAAAGAGAGCGAAGAACTTCTTCAGTCTGACATAAATAGATCTTATAGAAATATAAACAGAAAGCTACACAAGGCTGGCTATACGCTGCCTAACAACAAGTACGCCGTCGCGATGTTACTTGATATTGAATTTAACGTTAGCGGCGGTATAACTACCTTTCCAAAGTTTGTCGGCGGTTTAATGACTAATAATGTTGCAGTCATGACCAATGAGTACCGTCGATATGGTGAAATTAAAGGGGTAAAGCAAGAGCTAGGTAGGAACAAAGCCTTTAAGTCCAATCTCCTAGATCCTTATCTCAGCACTCTTAAGAAGTAGTGTTTTAACTTTCTTTTCTTAGGTTGCTTTCGTAGTATTCAAATCGATCGTGTGTGATTGGAGTTGCAAGAAGTAGAGCACTTGTAAGATTTCCCGATTTAGTTAACTGAAAGCAATGCGACATCCAAGTTTGCTCGAACGGTCTGGCCCACTTGGTATTTAAAAACATTTTTTTATTTCCTTCTCGGGATACCATCTGCGGCCAATTACAATAGTAGATCTCACCGTCTGCGTAAGCTATACCCTCTAACGATCTGATAGTATTAAATTCGGTTCTCGGTGCGTTTGGATCTAACCCCTGTTCAGGCAGTCTGTTATAATCTGGAAAATATGTAGCTCTAACAGGCTGTGGCACATTGTACCAGGCCCATTGAGTAGAGTTATTACCATAAACCTCGGTAAAGCACATCTTAAGAAAATCGTATCTACCTTTTAGCATTATCTTAAGTGAATTAGTAATAAGATCAGGTACATGCTGTCTGAAACCGTTAGAGCATATCTGATTATTAGGAGGATTTAAGAACATATCATCCTCTAAAAAGATATAAAAATCAGAATCCGATGTATCAAAATGTTCTGCAGCAAATTGCCTACCGCCGCATATGCCAATATTATTCGCCATCTCTATTTGTATAAAGTCATACTTCGTACAAAGTTCGGTGTACGCTGGTATCTTTGATTTGTCGGTTGAATTATTTATTAGTATTTTTCTGCACTTGTCAAAGTCTTGTTGCCGTGACCATGTAATACAGGACCGTTCAAACTGATCTGGGCTATTAAAGGTTAGAGTGTATACTGAAATCTTATTATCCTCCACCTGCTTCACAGGTGGTATTGAGTACTCAGGTATTAACTTAATGTCGTTGTTTTTCATATCTTCGAAAAACTTATTAAGTACGCCGTCACCGTTTATTGTGCTTCTCCTGAAGATATCAGGCTTCAGGTAAGCCATTACCGTGAAGATAGATTCTTCTGTTCCCATATACCCGGTCGTTAACGTAGATTTTAGCAGACCATGATAGTATGAATTATATTCTCGTATAGTGGACTTATGACCGCCAAATATTCCGCCTCTGCACACATATTCTACATTTTCGGTATTGCATAGTTCGTTCATTTTTGGTCGTGAGAATCCATGTATCTCCGGACCGGTTGCATAAGGAAATGATACAAACAAGAACGGATCCAGATATTTTGTAATTTTATCTAGTACCTTATCATGCGAGAAGTATCCCGGGTGAACCGTGTTAGTTATACCTCCATCAACCCACACAAAGTAATCAGTATTAAATGGGTTGAATATGGTGGCATCGTTCAGTAAGAAATACTTTGACATCACTAGAGGGTTATACATCTCTAGTGATGCTTGAGCTGAGTCTTTTAACCAGCTAGCCTGAGCTAGCCATTTTTCATCTGTACGGATCTGCTGTACATCTGAGTAAAAGTCGAATTTTCTGAACCAGTCAACTTCCCGGGTAATTACCCGGTGATTAGATAACGGTGTAATTTCATCTCTGTATTGATCCTCCACGTATACCAGTACGTTACTGTCTTTTAAGCTGGCAAGAAGCTTGTTAAAGTTAGTAAGATAGTGCTCAAATGGTCGCTTAAACCCTTCGCCTGCATTATCGCGACCAATATTCCATATACCGGTTACTATAGTAAGATTTGACATATTTATTTCTGCTTACAAACCCAAGCGACATTCTCGAAAACCTCCTGCTTATACGATGACAGACAATTATCCAGGCAAGCCTGATTAATATCATCATCCGTGATCTCGCACCAATTCCATACCTTGTGATCGATATACTCCTTAAAAAATGTTCTATCTCGAGCATAGTCATGAGCTAATATAAAATCGCCAGATTTTATATATTTAGCTAGTGTACGAAATTCGCCAATCTTGTATCCTCCGTCACAAAGCACTATAGTAACGCCGTCGCCCTTAATGTAATCAGTAATGGAATGATCTGCGTGATACCAATCAGCAGAAAAGACGTTCTCGACTCTAATATCTATGCCGCGATTTCTTATATCATCGTACCAAGGGTGTGAGTGAATATCATATGATAGTATTTTCGTCTGTAATTGTAGCTCATCACAGCATATCTTTAAAAATGTCGTAAATCCACCTAGTGCAGTTCCGATCTCCAGAATCCGAGCTGGCTTAACTTCAGCTAAAAATCTATAAAATACTTCATATGCGCCGTGAAACTGTTGTGCAGCATGCTGCTGAAATGCAGATATGCTATCGCTTGTCTCTAAATTAGACCGTCTAGTTATATGCTCGTCAATATTCATACGCTTTAACCTAATATCTCTCTGTAATAGGCACCGATTAGATTGTACTTCCAACTTGTTATCATAAATTAAATATCTACTACGCCGGTACCTGTGCAGTGACCAATACTGGTTATATTAAACTTAGTATCGGTAATATCATCCCAGAAACTCATCATTTTATTATTTAGGTGAATGTCATCTAAAATTAGAATACCTTTAAATCCTACTGCTTTGATGTGATCTAGAAATGTACGCTCAAATGTACCTGTATGCATTGTATCGAGTAAAATTACTGACGATTTTTTAATCAGCTCTTGATATTTATCAGCTAAAATATTATCAACATTAAAGGTAATATTACTAGGTGGATCTTCGATATCTAGCTGATTATAAAGATTAAATGAATAAACTCGGTTTGTGTGGTTCGCTGCAAGAGCTAACGCAGAGCATCCTTTAAGTGTCCCTATATCCAAAATATCTGCATTGTTGATGCACTTAGATATATACGTAAGGAGCCTGTAATGCTCCGCACCTGCAGCTGCAGTATAGTAAGATCTATACTCTAAGCTATGAATTTTTTTACTATAATTCATCTCCAAAGCATTAAGCTCTTCTGCAGTGATTTTACCTATATCGCTATATTGCATAATTAAAATTGCGTAAATAATTTACCGCTTTTGTCGTAAAACTCAAACATTTGCGGTAAATGCCGCCTAAATGCATCATATTCATACTTCATATCCGATAGCAGTGCAGATACACCTATTTCAAATCCATCGGGGTAATTTCTTATATCGTTATGAACAGAGTACCACAGAAATTTTTCCCATTCGTGAACAAAAAGTCTAAACTTCCAGTTATTTTTAAATATAAGAAACTGCTCATTCACAACGTGAGCTTCATCCCATTTAGTATGATCGAATACATTATAGTCCTTCAACTTTGTCTCAAAGAAGCAATTATGTAGATCTTGCTTGTGATCACCGATTTTAGCAGGTCGCTCAAACAGCATATCTAAACCGCTGCAATCCATATAATCAAATAATTTCAGCACATTCTCTTCCTTAAAATTTTGTGTCATGCGCCAATCACCGTCATTGTATATAATATAATCGTATCCCTTATCCAGACAGTACTTTAAAGACAGTACCTTTAAATTTAAAAGAAAGGTGAACCCACTACCACTACCGTGGTACTGCTCGAGTTCTAATACGTCAATATTTATTCTTGGAGCTACTACACAACTACGATCGGTGGTTATATTAAAGTCGGCTGAACATCTCTCACTATAGAGTGTGTAGTTATCTATAGAATTACTGAGATACGACTCACCTACTGCGAGTGTTGTAAAGCAATATTTCACGGGACAACGTTTATGTACAAATTAATGTAGGGGTTAAGGTATTCGTCGACAATTCGAAGTTTATTCATACTATGAATCTACGATCTTGTCTAAGAAGTTTAGGGTATGTTCGTATGACATATACTCAGGTAGTTTATTATCTACATAGATTGGTTCTGTAATATATTTTCTATATAATGTCTCGTCAGTATCAATCTTCTTTACGAGATCCAGAAAATCATTAAGATCATCGAACTCGTGTAAGTTTATAAACGAGTTAGGATTAAAGTTGTATTCTAGTATATGTTTATTGCCGTAGAATATAGGGATAGCACCACTTATATACGCATGGAAAATCTTCTCCTGTAAGATATAGGGAGTATTACTATAGTGAATTGCTATGTTAAATTTGAACTTACTAAAAAACTGTATCTTCTCCCTATATGTCAACCCATCCATCCTGCCAGAGTAAATTGAATTTAACCATTGATGTCTATCTAGCGTATCTGCTCCAAATAAATTTTGGCGCCATGGACCTGAGGAAGATACTGTTTTATACTCGCAAAGCTTATCGAATACTTTACCTCTAAATTCATTATTTGAATTTTGTGTAATAGAGCAAAATCCAGTATTTCGATTAGAAATCGTATTAAAATCTCTCTGTTGAGTCAACCAGTTGTGCGGTGAGTCTACAATTCGGCATTCATTAAAAAGGGTCCACACATCGATAGCTCCTGACGGTTGATGTAGATATTTTGGATTAGAGATCTTTTGGTATCCAATAGCCCAATGATTGTCGAGGTGTAGGTTTGAATTAAAATCGGCTACCTCACCTGATACATACACAAACTTTATATTCTTGTCATTGTGATCGTATAGAAGAGCCTTGCAATTTAAGAACGTATCCATTACATTACCGTCATAATGCAGGTTACTAGAGATTACAATATCCGGATTAACTGCATCGATAATTACATTATACTTTTTAGATAGTATAAAAATAAAATACGTCAACCAGCTGTGCATACCGTGGCCAGAGAAGCTTTCTCTTGATATACGGATAGTCTTCATAGGGTTAGCAAATGCGCGATCTTTACCGTTGCATCACCAAAGGGACCGTTGTCGTGTACAATGTACGGCGATATACCCTTCAGCTTAGTGTTGTCTATACCATCAACAAAATTCCTAGCCTCGAAGGTACTAAAAAAGAACTGTCTCTTATAATCGAGTATAATATCATCGTGTAGGAGGTATTCTATGGTCCATTTGCCCTGATCATCTATACCCTCCTGATATCGTTCCGTTTTAATTCGAGTTAAATGGGTGATTATCTGATCTGTATATCCGAAGTAAGTGCCAGAGTTTAGATACTTAGCATCATCAGCTCCTACTTTTTTATCGTATAAATGAGTATAGTCGGTATTAGGCCAGAGTCCCTTCTCGGCACCAAATATAATCGATCGATCTAGTGCTGTAAATTTTTCTACTATATCAATAGGTGACTTGTAAAAGTTTGTATCCTTTGCATCTAAAAATAATATATACCTGTACTTGCCGTAGATATTGTCCGTAATATATTCTAGTAGTTTCTCCACCTTGTAGAAGTACAGTTTATCGTAGTATGACCCTTCTTGTAGTAAGTTGTTGAATCTTGCTATATGAATATCCTTCTGATCGAAGAACTTTGATGCATTATTATAGCAAAGTGGATAGGCGTGAACTGGGTAATCAAAAAGAATAGTCAATAAGGCGACGTCTTGTACCATATATATCGATATATTAACTTACACCATTACCAATATTGCCGGTGATTCTATCACACCATCCCTTACTCACACTATGAGGCCACACCAGCCAGCTGACAGGCAGCACATCCGTTTTAAACTCTCGCCACAACTTACAGTACTTGTCAGGATCCATCATCATTTGCATAATCTCGCTTTTAGTTGCATCTTCACGATATATATCATTGCCGCTCTTATCTTTAAGTGTTACACACCAAAAATCGTAATCAGTTTCAGGTACTTGTTCGTATCTAATATCTATACAATGCTTGAAAATTGGGCACAGGTTCTTTTCAAACTCCTCATGAGTCGCATACACCGGGACAGGCAGAGGCAGCTTATCTAAGGTATGCTTGAGAGCAGCTCGTCTTCCGAAGCATATGCCGGCGTATTCCTCGTACTGAGCTAATGTCCGGGCTGTACCGAAATCATATTTACCGAAATCTATATCCTTCTTCTCATTATCCATCTTGAATAACTTACGATTTCTTAAATGTGAATTTGTGTTTCTTATGCCCCAGGTATTATCATCGTCCCAATGCTTAGTTCTACCTTTACGAGTATATTCATGCCATGCAACTACTCTATGAGGGTGAAACAAGTCGTAGCCGTGGGTATATGCGCGAGCTGCAAGATTAATCTCTTCGCCGTGAAAGTAATAGTGAGGGTCGTACGGTACTTCGGTTACAAACGATCCTAGAGTAAATGCAAAATGAGCGGAAAAGAATCGTGCAGGAAGAGGGAGAGTTAACGATTCCCAGTCAGGAATTGCACCCGGTAAAAAGAACACTGCACCTTCAGGTATGAACCTATCGAAGTCCATCTTCCATGGAATATTAATTCTACCTGCCGGATCGTTCTCAGGGTCATATGAAGGAATGTATCCTGTAATTAGCGGTTTAGGGTGACCGGCAGCCTGTAAGTCCTTAATCATCTTAATGCATGTTTCATCCCATCTATCAGTAAATCGATGGTGCGAATCGAGCATTAATACGTACTCTTCATTTGCATAGTAATTGTTTAGTATCGAACGAGCCCAACACGTACCATCAGTTAGCGTGTGCGGTATATCGATGATAGTAACCCTAGCATATGACCTTATCTCATCAATTGTATCACTAGAAGCATGCTGCCAAGCGATACATACGTTAATTTCATCAGGCGAAGCAGCCTTTGCATATAGATCCTTAACCGTATTAACTAATTCAGGATCGCGGTACGCTGCGATTTGTACGTATATCGTGCTCATTATAGTGAATTATATATCTTATTTTATAAATCAACTCTACCCATTTATACCAAAAAGTCTGCATAGAGTTGATACATCATCGGTATCAATCTGAACTGATGCTATCTCTGTTACAGTTTCGGTATCGTAGTCACCGTAAGGGTTTTCATCGGAATTATTGACAGCAGGTACATAAGTAGAGGGCTCAAATTTAACAATATTCCTGCCTCGATCAATGATATGTCTCATTAACTGAAATGTATGAATCTCAGTTTGCGCTCTGCTTACAAATTCCTTAATAACGTTAAGATTAACCTTACCCGCTAAGTCCTGGAACGGGTTTGCGTAGGTACCGAATACATACAAAGGTATATACTTTGACGCTATAACTGCGCAATCCTTAATAACATGGTACGCAGCAGGCTTTTGCACTGTTATTCCATTGTCGGGCTTATCGGCGCATTTTTTACTTGGTCCAAGTAGTTTACCCTCCTTAGCCTTACTATTAATACAAACTATCTCTTCAAATGTCATATAATTATTTATCTTTGAGTACTTTAAGTTCTATGCCGAATTCTTGAGCAAGCTGCTTTGTAAGATTATTGTCGTAGTTAGGCAGCTCGTTAGTATAATATACTTTCTTGATACCCTTCTGAGCAATAAGTTTTATACACTCACAGCATGGCATATGAGTAACAGCCAGGTAATCAACTTCACCAGGCTTACAGTAATTAAGAACATTAGCCTCCGCGTGTATTACTCGCTTACGTCTACTATCTCGGTCAGACCAATCGATATTGACTCCAGATGGTGCGCCGTTATAGCCTAAGATAACACTCTTATCTTTTTTTATAGCTACTGCACCCACTTGAACGTACGGATCTTCACTCCTCGCTGAAGCAATAGTCTTCGCGAGGGTCATTGCCGTAGTCGGCCAATCAAAGCGTTTTCTTCCGGTCATGATTTAATATATTAATAACATCTGTCTTTAGATATGCAATAGGATAAAGGGAGAAGGTACCGGTTATACGATCGTAGTATAGGATTGCTAACTTACGTACCTTTCGACCGGTCAATAAGCTGTAGAGATACGCGTATGCCGAGAGCTGCAGTGAATATGTAGTAAACTCACACTCCATAAGATGCTCTACGGGCGAGTGCAGAAACTTATTGTAAGATGAATAGACATTAAACTTCTTATTTGTCTTTATATCAAAAACATCGAAGTACGGTCCTTCAGTATGAATAATATCTGCAGTACCAGCTACCCTATACTCATGACTCCATACCCTGTGTTCGCTGAGAACTTCAGCAGGTAAGCTACATACTTCGTCGAACGAACTAATTATCAATTTTTCTTCAGGTGTAGCTCCGTTAAAGAAGCTTCTGTCTTTAAGAAAGTTCTCAATAATTTTATGGATATGCGTACCAAAGACTAAAGACTCCTCGTTAGTACGCTGCCATTCATCTAACACCTCCTTTTGAGATACTCCTCTTTTATTAGCAACCGCCTTACTAATTTTTTCCTTTTCAAAAGGCTCCTTATACTTGCCGAGTAAGGTAGTTACTGACGTATACTGCTCACGAGTGAACTCGTTTATATACGTATGAGAGGCTTCATTAAATATAACCATTCCCCATAAATTACTCGGTAAACAGAATAAAACAAGCAGTTATAGTGGTTTCAAAAACAGTTATGTGACAGCAATAAAATCCTTGTGTAATAAGACGATTACCTATTACTGAGAAGTATTCCGTATTGACATTTAAGATGAGACTACACCTATTCTCGTCAACGATAACGTCAGCAAAGAATTCAGCACAAAAGGCTTGTGCACAGTATAGCTTGTTTACTTCGGTGCTCACTTATACTCTTCATTGGTAGATAAGTCTCGGGGTATTTACAACATTTAGCGTTAGTGTCATACCACCGGGGTTTGTCCCCCACTTTGCCCCGTCACCTGATGTACCAGGCCCTGGGCCTATATAGAATTTGATTACAGATCCGGGAGATATCGGATACTTACTCAACAAAATAGTAGCGGTCGCTGTTGCCTGACCGACTCCACCTGCGTGATGTGATGCAGTACCTACTGCATAGCATAGGGGAGCGAATGACATGCTATAAGACGATACTTTTAATGATACCATAGCCTTCGTCGACTGACCGATAGATATTTCATACCCTACACCAGTATATGCATTAAATATCAGAGCGAGTCTACGTAATAACGTGCTATTGTTTTGCGTAAAGATATTAGTATTGCTTACTTGAGTTAGGGGATTTAATTTCAGTTCTCCGAGAGTATTACTTAGTATCTCAGGAGCTATTGTTATATCTCGGCTTGCAGCAAGTGAGGTAATTATATCTATAAGTTTCGTTTTTCTCTCAAATAGCGATTCACTTATAGATGGAGGTAAAGCCTTGCTAATTATAGGATGAGTATCGTTATTAATCTGCATCCACAAAGTTACATCGTGGCCTATTTTACCAAACCACGATGCATTTATGGCCCCGGTAGTTAATGCGAAAGTATCAGCAGAGTTAGTTGACGATCCCTTTATTTTGATATCAAGAACACTACTAATACTACCCAGGCTCTTTGCCCCATACGGGGCTCTAAGTATACCGGTCGGCGATCGGTAGTATAGGTCCGGGATGTCTTGACTCTTGGTAACTAGTCTGGAGTTCCCCCCTATAAAAAGTATGTAGTTACGTTTATAATTAATCGCACCTCGAAGACTACTAAACTTAATAGGATCATTACCGGTAGGTATATCAAAGTCCTGACCTCTAAAATCCCGTAACCTATATGGCGCGGTATCAGGGCCAATTGTAGGCGATATTTTTATACCCGATAGAGTCCCTATTGTTGACAACGACAAACTCCCAGTAACCGGTAATATACCTGTAGTTGTTGCTATTGGGTATGACATTTATTTTAGCTTACTATTTAGTTCGCGTATTGCCTCAACTAGCAAGGGTATTATCTTTTCGTAGTGCACACCTAAGTAACCATCGTAACGAGTGCCTACCGCTTCTGGCACTTGTTGCTGTACCTCCTGCGCTATTAGTCCTATATCGTGACCGGTATGGTGGGTTGGACCAATCCAGTCAAACTCTACCCCGCGAAGTTTTAAAATCTTTTCGAGGGCACCTGGGATTGTTACAATATTCTGCTTTAGTCTTTGATCTGAGGTATAGAAAGCAGTAATATCGCCAGTAGCACTTAAATCGCCCTTAAGAGTTACGTTACCCGTTAGAGCTATAGTTGTAGCATTAACTGTGAAATTGGCAGAAGGTAAAGAAAAAGTAATAGGACCATCTTTAAAATAAGTATTACCACTTATAGACACATTACTATTATCGTATCTCTGAGATGTATTAATACCTAGGAAGTTTACATCAGTATTGCGTACATTTAAAATAGAGTTATCATGTGAACCTACTGTGAGTAGAACTTGACCGGTAACTGGTGAATCGTTATAAACTTGAAGGGCTGATAGACCAGGTGCATTGTCATTAGTTATATCAATTATGAATGATGACGTCGCACTGATGACTGTTTGCCGACTAGAAAAAATCTCCTGCGAAAAGGTGCTCCCAGTGATATATAAGCTACTGTTAATCTTGACCAACCCACCAGTAAACTCAAATACTGGACTGGCTGTTAGCTGAGTGAAAGTACCGCTTGCTAATCCGTTTTTAATTGCAAAATTACGGGTACCATCATCGATCTTAAACGTTAAAGCGTTGGAGCTCGATAATAGACCTGAACCACCTAAAGTAATCGTGGATGCATTGTTAGTTGCTGAAAGTAGGATCCTACTGGTAGAACTGGCATCTAAAATAGAAATGGGGCCCTGGGAGGTAATTTTCGAGTCAGACTGGTAATTCTCAACAGTTGATCCTACGTATATTGCACTCGTTAGAGCAACATTAGACTTAACTGTTAATAAATTAGTATCAAATTGCAGTTTACCGTCGCCGTATGCAACAGTAAACCCAGTACCGGCGAAGGAAGTGGTAATTCTGAGACCGCCATTATTGTATTCTATATTAGAACCAGAAGCAGGTGCAACAGAATACCAGGCTGAGTCTGTTCTCGCATATAGTATACCTAAGCTCGTATTAAAATAGAGGTCGCCTTCTTGAACATCAGCTGTAGGCACTGTAGCCCGGACACCGTGAAATTTATTACCTATCGGGGCTTCGTTTCCTTGGATCCCGTTACCGACGAATAAACGATGGGTGTCAGTCGTGTAGCCTAATTCGCCTGTAGCGAGAGTTGAGTTTAGCCTATCAGAATCAGGCCCCTTTCTGACTACTAACCTAATTATTGAATTATTATTAATTTCTATTGACATATTAACGGCCTATAAAGACGTAGTGAGCAGACAGTGTGCTATTTGTACCTGTTAATGCATACAGGTGATTATCAGATGTGTTGAATACTGTATCGCCCTGCACTACGTAGTTAGTATAAGGTTGGTTAAAGTTCGATACAATATGCAGTTTACTCGCGACCGGGTTACCACCAGTGGTTACCCCGTCTCCTACGAATAGTCTAGGGGCATTTGTAGTATAGCCGAGCTCACCTTCTGCGAGTTTAATAGATAATCTATCTTCATTAGATCCTCGTCTCACTAAAAATTTTACAATATTTGTTGGTGTTGCCATAATACCTAAATATTTATCACTTTAACCGATTAATACAGCCTCGTTCTCAGAAAAACTAGAATCCTTAATTATAGTGTTGCTCTTGCCTATCATAAGCTCCTGCAGGTTATATATCTTCTCCAACCCTCTGTTAATGACAGTATTTAGATATGCCTCGTTATTACCGGCAAAATGATCTAAAGTTATACTATAGCCGGTGAGATCTAGATCGGCCAACAGAAAGTATAAATACCCGCTTACCAGCAAATTATTATTGCTGTCGAAGGTACCGAAGAATCTACCTATTATCTTATCCTTTAGTCTGATGTGGTTTATTAATAGTTTCTGTATTGCTTTATTAATAACCCAGGTTTGAGAATACTCGCTAGCTAATAGCTTAATATCATCTAGTGAGTATACTTCAAAATCATTAACTGTTAGTACGTCAATAAAACTTCCTGCATCGATAGCATTAATAAATTTGCGAACATTGGTACTAGTCGAAGAGCTGAGTATATACACATCGTCTGACCCCGGCTGAGCTCCGGCTATACTAGAGCCGTGGTGAAATGTCTCGGTTGTCGGTATACTGAACCTATAGAGAGAGTATTTACCGATCGGATTACCTGGTTTGCTGGCGTAGAACTTCCATATATTTTTATTAGTAACGATACTGTATGCATTATTAAAGCTCTTACTAGTAAAGATGTTTAATATACTCTCCCCGCTCGAGGTAAACTTCGAGAAGTTTACAATTTCATAATTCTTTATATCTTCGTCAAATACCACGATATTATTACCCTCGGTACCTACGTATATTTTATTTGTTGCACTCTCGCCTGCTATTACCTTTGCTTTATCATCTCTGAATATATCAACTCGTTGAATAGATTTTATAAAGTTAAGATCAGTATCGTATATTTTTATTGCAAAATTATCTACATCTAGAACGTACAACCTATCTTTGAATATAGTGATTCCCCCGATATTATTAAATTTATACCTCTTTTCTGCATTACCCGTGCCACCAATTGCTCTAGCAACTACCAGAGTGTCGGGATATATTCTATCCGTCAATAAACCGGTTAAATCGTACTTGTATATATTATTATAAAATGAATCGGCGATATATAAATTATCGTTGTAAAGCGTTGCAGCTACTATATTTCGAAAAGCGAGATTTTGATCTACATCGACCTTATCCGTAGAGAGTATTACAGTAATTGTATTACTGACCTGATCTGATCTAGATAGGATAACCGCACTAAGTGAGCATGTTACAAATAAGTTCTGCTCCAGAGCGGAGCTATACTGTACCTCATTTATAATTGCATCATTAAACGCCGATAGTCCAATAGTACTGAAATTACGAAACGATGCCGGGTTAGTACCGGATGGTGCCCACCCGAATGTACCGCTAAGAACTCCTGCTGTGCCTCTAAGATCACTCGGTAGCACGTTACTACCGAGCTTTGTTAGGCTATATATATATAAAAAGTTTTTATATAGTCGCTCGAACGAGCTATTTAACGCTCTATAAGTACTAAGTTCATTCGGCTGTATCTTAATAGAATCAATCTTATACGGCAGCTCAAATGACTCATTAAAAAATCTATCGTGCTTAAATTCGGAACTGTTTAATATTGCAGATATGAGTTCCATTAATTAATCCAGTTTATATTGTTTACTGCTACGTTAGCCGGTAGTGTACTCTGTAGTCTATCAAGGATTCTTGCTACTAGTAAGGTCTTGAGTTCGTCGCTCTCAATATTAGTATTGACTAGAGAAATATCTAGAGTGGATGATTTGATCGCAGGCACATCGAGCTTAAAGAATCGCTCGATCTCATCATTGAGATTTCTCTTACCGGCTGGCAAGTTTACTAGCATAGTCTCTCCTTCGTGTCTGCTATTTGCAATAGCAGCTATATCGCTATCATTCAGAGGCTTACTGTAGATACGTAGATCAGATAGCTTAGTGGCGGTCGCATAAAAGTACAGCCCCCTTAGGTATTGCGATAATATTGCGTTATTGAAGTATGGGGTAGATCCTATAATAAATGGCGTAGTTAAGCCCGGGCTCCGGGCATACTTGCCCGGTTCGAAGGTAATAGCCTGCATTTTAATGCCATTAATAAATATTGCAAGTTCACCTTGAATATTATCAAATCTGACACTGATATTATGTATCCCACTATCTACATTCGATAGAGATTGAACTAATGATAAAGTCGAATCATCGCGGTATATTAAACTTGGTAAGGTCACTCTAACTGTTAGTGAATTATCTGTTAGGTGAGGCACTACTTCCCGTCGGAGATAATCGCCATTAGCTATATTAATAGCACCTACTGGGGCATCAAAATCAGGTAAATCAAGAGTAGATATAATTAATCCGCTACTACTGATCTTATATATACGAGTACCCGCAGCACCGGCTACTGCGGCTTGCTGAGTTATAATAGTATTATACTCATAGCCTTGCGGAGTAAACTCACCTGCGAAATCAATATCTACATTTCTAAAATCAGGGTCGTAGGTTAATGCTGTAAGAACTAGCTGCCGAGTGCTAGTATACTTCGATAAGCGAGCATCTTGTAAAATATAGAAAAACCCGTCCTTATCTATATTAAATGCATCTATAGGATTCGTAGCACTAAGAAACGGGTAATCAATATTTAACGATAAATTCCACTTCCTCATCTCTGAATTATCCTGTATATAATATAGTACATCATCTACTAATTTTACAGAATAGGAGCTTGTGCAGTAAAATTTATTGTCGTAAATAACACTGCTTCTCGCCGCAGATAGAGGCATAGAGTTGAGTCCAATTATTGCACTCGAACTCGGTTCAAATATTGTTTCGCTAATAAAATCAAAGCCGATAACTTTATTAGCAGATATGGAATTTACTACAAAGCAAGCTGAGTTACTATTATAGAAAGAGCTAGTTACATACTCGAAGGGAATAATATCAGTCTGTGCTTCAGATATAATATTATGATTAGCAGTTAATTTATATATCTTATTATTAGCGAGCACTACATAATACCCTTCAAATTCCTTTAATCTTAGTATACTGAGTACGTTGGCTTCGAATTTAACCTCATCTAGCACCTTACCCTGACCGTTGAGAATGTTGATAACATTATCCTGAGGCAGCATCAAATAAGGGGTAATGTTAGTTTGATTAAAAATACCAAAACCGGTATTAGTATAGTTACCTATAAATTGATAGGCAAAATCAGATCGCCAATTACCTACATCAATATCAAATGCAATAGTAAAGCAATTATCGTTGGCATAGATGCTAGTAAGTGGGACAGTTTGTGAGTATTGCTGACCATCGAATGCATACTGTCGAAGTTCGCTTACTTCGCTGAGTAGCTGTGTATTGTTTGTATAGTAATTTACTAGATCTTTTTGAATAAGGTCGCTGCTTAGCAGATCTACGTAATTGGAAAGATCTTGACCGCCTATATGGTGGTAAGCATAATATACCCCCTTTTCAATGTATAAATTGCTCTTTGTATCAAATATAATTCGACTAGAGGGCGCTGTACCACAGAGTATATCAAATTCTGTGGTATAGGTATCGTCGATTTCATTTAATACTGCCAGAGCACTAAAGTAGGAAATTTTCTGTGGGTTATAATACCTATCTACCCACACTACATCAGACGACTGAGAGGAGCCTGATAACCAAGCGCATAAAAACTCTCCATTATTTTCATCGGTACTATTACCGGTATATGAAAAGTCAGCATAATTAGCGCGCTTCTTAAAAATTTTGTCAGCTTTCAGTGGGTGATCGCTAGCTGCGGCTCCCTTACTGGCAATGTTACTATCGTTAATATTAAGGCGGTCGAACGGAAAAGTATTAGTAGGTACGTGAAAATAAGTAATAGCATTCGGTTTAAATTCTATTTTTGAGGTAAATCCGGTATATGCAAGTATTATACTCTCAGATCCATGAACTTGCTGGGTACCAGTAAATAACTTTTTGTAATCTCTGTAAGTAAAGTCGTCTGTTAATACGTACGGGTCATTATCTGCGTTATTATTCTGAGGAGATAACTCGTTTTTAAGTGTGAGTATATTCACCGTAACATCCTCACCGGTAACATTACTATACTCAGTATTAATTATATAGTTATTTTTAATATCACGGCGTGAGGTAGTATCACTAGTATCTAGGGTATTAGATTGAGTTGATCTATCATATTTTGCACTAAACTCATTTAGTTCGTATGAATCCGTCGGATCTACGCGTGCTCTTAATTTTAAGATAGAATCTACTGGAAATGTATCCTCTGAACCTAGAGGCGGTTGCTTTAAGCCGAGAATATTTTCTGCAGGATTGAACGTTAGATAATATGGGAAATCTAGAACCTTTTTATAAAAAACTATATAATCATTATCTTCGTCATATACATAGAAAAACACCTGCGGGTGAATTGGTCTACCGTCAAGGTAAAGTAAGTCAAACCGCGGAGCAAATCTTAAATTAAAACTATAGTCGAGCGATAGCAGATAGTCAGTATTATTGTCATTATGATGAATTTCACATAGGATCTCACTTAAGAATACTATCTCAAAAAAGTTTTCATTTATAGGCAGTTTTGATATAGTAGTCGCTTTACATGTTCGTCCTCTCTCACCTATAGGAGTCTCCTCAAATTCCCAATATACCGAGTCACCATCAGTACCGCCAACTGAATTAAACGCCAGAAACGACGTAAAAACCCGCTGTACCTTTGCAAGAGGCTTAACCGACAAAATATCGCTAAGTTTTTTTCTATCGGTTAAGTATAAATTTGAAAAATTATTTATTTTGACGTCGTTTGTAGCTGAGAGTATGTTTGGAAATGACATGTTCATCTCTTGCTCTGTATAGAAAGGTCTACTCTTCAGGTTTACCGTAGTATCTGCATACCGAGCGGTTACCTTCTTAAAGGTACTTGTACTATATAAGCTACTTTCCATTATTAGTATTTATAGCAATTAATGCGCTGATAGAGCAAAGCTAAAATAC